TCCCACCCCCGCCGATATCATTCTCCTCCCTCCCCCGTTCCGGTTGATAATCATAATTCCGCCATGGCATTCAGGGTCGGCGAGAGCAAAGGCGATACCACAAGCATCCAGCAGATGATTGTTTGTCCTAATCCTTACCCAATCCCATTTACCATCTTTCCCCATCCGCTTCTCTTCGGCCAGTAGATGTTTCATGAAGGTACTGTCTGTCTCCGCATGGAAGGTAAACTTTCCCTTGATCTGGTCAACCGGAGTGACGGCGGTCGGATCGGTCGGCTCTATCCCCAGGTGAAACTTGATCTTGTCCTTGATCATCCAGGTGTTGATCTCCCAAAGGATAATCCCCCCTGGAATGGGTTTATTATCCGGCATTTTGTCGATTTTACTCTCCTTCACGGTTCGTGTAGACGGATGGGACATGCCCTTTGTGCCATAGAGGCCAGGCTTTCTAAACCTTCGAAGCCACTCATAGGTGGCCACCGTCATCGTGGTATCCGCATTCTCATAGATCGATCCCCCGGTATCAATCCCACCCCGCCAGACCTGGAGCCTCCTGTCCTCTCCATCGACCGGATAGGAGGCCTGGAATATCTCTTCAAGGTCTGACCAGGCGTAGACAAACCCGTAATGCACCAGATGAGGCCAAAACGGACGCCTCCAGGATAGGACTGCAAACCAGAACCCCCCACCGCTCGGATCAATCCCGCATGTAAGAGCAACCGTTCCTTTTGGACAGATCAACGCGGAGAGAGTGATCTTGTTCTCCGCCAACTCGATCTCGGTCTTTGTCGGCGCTATCTCCTCCCATGGGCGGGCGGCATTATAGATCCGCCAGTTACGCATCGGGATAAAATCTTCTCCGTCTTTAAGCGATCGATTAGCCTCCAAAAATTCTTTGGCGATAATCCCGAGGCTCCCGCCGGCAAAGGATGAATACCACTTGGGAAGATGAAACCCGATCTTCTTGATCCTCCGGTTGTCCAAGACTTCTTGGAGAGAAATAGAGTTATCGATCTTTGCTCTGATATTCTTCATAATCTCATCGCAGGGATCCCCGGTTGTCCTTGCCCACCATTCGCCCTGCATCAGCATTCGGATTTTATCGAGGTTGGTGATCTTCCCCTGGCATCCCTCGCATTCATACCAGGCGATATTCTCAACCACCTGGGGGTCATGATCGGGTCCGAACTTCACGTTTTCCCAATAGAGGATTTGAAATGCCCCACAATGAAGACAGGTGAGCCAGTATTCAAAAACATAGGCACATCGCTGAAGCCCCTGCCATATATTTCCTTCCGGGGTCGTTGGGGTAGAGGCATCAATGATTTTTCGGTTGGAAAAGTTGGAGGTAGTCTGCTCGATCCCCTTCATCGGATCAATCCCATCCTGGCCGACACTCTTTTTCTGCTCGTCTATCTCATCCCGGAATAGATACCGGGTTGACCGGGTGGTGGTCTGACTCTGCGCACCGCCCCAGGCCATCGAGAATACCATTGTTTTGAACACTTTTCTCAGGTTGGAATAGTCATCGGGGTTGCCGGTTCTCTGGCCTTGTACGGCTTCGCATAGTTCCAGGATGGGCGCCATCTTCTGGGCCTCTACCTCTTTGCATTTCTCTTGGATGGGAAGGAAATAGACGGTAGGGCCCGGATCTTCGGCGATGCAATAGCAGATGTATGGAATTAAGCATCCTTCAGTCTTCCCGAGTTGACGGCCCCAACATAACACCACCCACTCGATAAACGGGCTTCCGAGAGCCAGAAGCGGCCCCCGGGTGTATGGCGTGCGGTTGATCCGAAGCGGCCCGGGCTCCGGACAGGATTTCTCTGACAGTCTAACGTTCTTCTCTACCCAATCAGGGACGCTGATCTCAGGTGGTGGTTCCCAGATTGACCGGAGTTCGTTCGGGATTTGGTAACGGCTTGTTGATTTCAAAAAAAAACCCGACCTCCTTTATCAGAAAGCCGGGTTTTCCCGTTCAAACAATTTTTAGATTTTAAATAATTAAGACCCTACCCTACCCCACCCGACCTTACCGTACCAAACCCCACCAGACCTCACCGCACCTTACCGAATCACATTAAATCCATTATTCCGCAACCTCTACGGTGAATTTCCCATACCGGGGCCGTCTCTCAATCAGTCCGACATATTTTCCTGTCTCTTGTAGAATATTAGCGATTGATCTCTGGTCGAATATCTTCTCATCAAAAGCAACCGTGCATTCAAGCGACCAATCATAAAAAATCGGTCTCGTTCTTAAAATGGTCTGCTGGCCTACCTTGACCGGCTCCATATTGCTATTGGTCTTGAAAAGGTCATCCAAATCAGGGCATGGAATATCCCCGTTCATTTTAAATTTCCCGTTCTTCTTCCCCTTATAATCCAGCGGGCAGTAATCCTCCATCACCATTGCTCCCTGAATCCATTTCTTCCCTTCCTTCGTTCTCTTGGCTCCTTCTCGAAATGAGGCATCAAGACATCGGCCCGGGACTACAATAACGCCATCATGGATATAAAGCCCCGCTTCCCATTCAATCCGTGCAATCTCCAAAATATCTTCATCTGTTTTTTTCCGCTTGCCGGTTAGAGGCTTGATCTCTTGCGTATAAGGATTAAGCGGGCTGACTGTTTGATTGTTGTGCATCATAATGGGAACCGTCCCTTCCAACCTTACCAGATTTTCTTTCATAGAGTCTCCTCCTTCAAAATTTGATTTTTTAAACTTTACCTCACCTCACCCTACCCGACCAGACCGGACCTTACCTCACCTCACCGCACCACACCCAACCTTACCTTATTTACCCATTTTCTTCAGCCCGATCTGCTTTTTCTCTTCAAGGGGCAATTCAAACTTCCGCTTATTCAACGCCGATTTAACCCACGCCCCCTTGACAATCTTTAACTGCCGATCCCGTTCCTCTTCCATCGAAAGAAGCTGATGGTTGACATTGGTTACAACCTTCACCAAATTATTTAACTCTTTCCGCAACTTACCCATCCTCTTGTCATACCCTTTGGTGATCTGATCTTGGGGAGATAAAATTTCAAATCCGTTATTCCCCTTACTTCTCTGTAAGCAAAGATCATGATCACACAAGAGCCTTTCAATGGCCGCATACCTCTGAAGCATCAAAAGATTATACCTTTTTAAATCCTCGGCAGTCTTGACCTCCTCAAGATTGAGCGACAGATAATCAACGAATTCGTCATCGGTAATCAAGCATCCATACCCCTCTCGATCAAATTTTTCTAAAATTTTCTCAATGGCCTGCCTCCACGGCGGATGTTTTTTAACTACTGCAAGTTCCATTTTTCCCTCCTGTTAAGAGTTAAACCCTACCAAACCAAACCGGACCTTACCAAACCACACCGAACCTTACCACACCACACCTCAATCCACTTTAAATTGAATAGTGTAATAGACAAACGTAACCTTCCCGCCCCTCTTCTCTTCCCGATAATCTGAGAACTTAATCCCAAACTTCTCCTCAATCTCCTGAATGATTTTTTTGATATGCTCAACCGTCATCGCCTATTCCCTCCCCAAAGAATCCCTACCCAACCCTACCGAACCGTACCTGACCAGACCCTACCGCACCGCACCCGACCCGGCCATATCCTCTACCCTCCTTTCCTCTTTTTTGCCTTGGCTAAATCTCTCAATATCCCTTTGATCGCCTCTCTTAGATCCCATTCGATATCCCTTTCATCCGTCTTGGGTGCAAGCTCCGGAGCGATCCTCCGAGGTAATCCAAGAAACGCCGTCCTTGCCTCAGATATCGCCATTGATAAAACACTCATCGCCCAATCTTTTGAGACCAGGTTCCCTCTCTCGGTCTCAAGTTTTAATTTTTCCCGCTCCTTCTTTATCTCCGTCAGCGCCGCTCTCTGATCTGCTAAAGACAAAGACCCCTGACTCTGAGCCAGTCGCCGATAATAGTCGATGATCGCCTTGGTCGCCTTTAAAAAATCGATCTCCCCCTTGACCACCGGAGGAACAATTTCATCTTTTGCCATTTCCCGATATCGCCTGGACGTTATGCCAAAAACCGGTTTGGATACCGATTCAAGATTGACGATATTAGCCATTTATTTTTCTGCGTAAGTTAGACCCCAGTCTCAAAACCCTTTTAACTTCTTCGCATACCGGACAAGGCTTCTCCTCCCAGGAAAGATTCATGTGATGGCAATGGTCAGACGGATATATCCTGATACCATCCTCTTTTAGCTTACTCCAACAATTTAAACAAAAATTGTGTTCAGCCATATTTATTTCTCCTCTTTTGACATATTGTCATATTGAATTGAACCCTATGAAAAAAAGTCAAACCGTAAAAATAAATTGAGGTTTTAATTAC